TATTATAGCATCTCTTAGTTATGGACCAATACTATACACAGCCAGAAATAATAGAAAACGCAGCTCATACAATAACACGCTTTCTCAAACAACAGAAACGCAAAAGCAAAAGAAAACCTTTATATGTAGTGGATTTTTCAGCTGGTGATGGAAAACTTGGAGATATGCTCCTCAAACAAGGTAGCATTATACAAGAACACTTATTAGAGTTTGATATTGACCCAAAACATGAACGGGTTGTGAAACGTGATTGGTTAGAAATAGAATCATTGCCAAACGTGGATGAGTGTATCTTATGTTTCAATCCACCTTTTGGAAAATCAGCACATAAAGCATACCAATTTCTGGATCACGCACTTCAATTACCAAATGTTCGCATTGTAGCCATTTTCTGTATATTACCATTGGTTCCTATCGAGTTTGATGGTGCAAAAAGTCATACTGTCTCACTCTTACCACCAAAATCATTCTTTTTATTAGATGATAACAAACCATACTCAGCACCCGCTTGTATGAATGAAGTAATTGCCAAACCATCATCGTTCTTACAAATGAAAGCCTGGGTAACAACGCCAAACAAACCATATCATTACGACATTCGTGATAGGTTACCTTTTTTAGCAAGGGATATTGCAATTCCATTTTGTAATATCAAAGACCAATTACCAATTGCTGTGTTACGTAAAAATGGTTTTTATGCTGGTATGACTGCTATTATAATAGAGCAAACACAGACAACGCTTTTTACCACAGATAGAGAGCCCATTACACAGCTGTTTGACCCTGACTGCAAGCCTGAAGAACGACCCTGGGTCTGCGGGAACGGTAAATGGCATATGACATCTTTTACAGATGACCTTGGTGAAGAAGGTTGCCATCGTAGTGGATGTGGAACTTTAAAAATTCTGCCTGCTAAAATCGGACAACGTTTGGCAATTGAACAACTCACAAGTTTAGTAACATATATTTTAGATTATGTGAAGAATAACAAAGAAGCCGTGCAAGGAGGAGGAAATGGACCAAAGAACATTGGTGCTGGCACAGCATACTGGATAGCACATAATAAGACCTAAACTATAGGTAAACCAGTTTGTCAAACAGTTTAAAGCTTATGACACATTTAAGCTCATCTATGGAAGACTAATACAGTAGTAAAGTCACTATTTTATTGAGGAATAAATACATGAACCGTTATAGAAACATTGCTGGTAGACCACCGGTGAATCTACACATTAATATTTTTAAAAAATGTGTCGAAACAAATACGAAGTCCCTGCGTGCTCGAACACAAAACTTCAACGAATTGGTTGACACATACCGTATGCTTGCACCTTATCCAGAGAGTCCATCATCGGTATTTTATTTTCCGATTTTGTTTGGGTCTGAAGTAACGGTCAATCAAAAAACGCAACAAACACAACAAACAAAAGAACTGGATGAAGTACTTGATCTAGGGATTTATGTTAGTGGTGAATTAAACGTATTGCAAAATCTTATCTTTCTACCAAACTCAATCAGTGGACATGGTCGTAAGATTCATAGCGAAGAACTCACAGTATCATTTCATCATAAGAATGTGAATGAAACGTGTTATCATAAAACGAACTATACTGTTTCTTTGCCTCCGAATCTGATGTATTCACATACAGATTGCGTGGGTCACTTAGTTGTAATTGATACCATATGTAGAAACAAATATCCTCTTCTGGTGGAAGTCAACATTTCAGAAGGCGAACCCGTTGTATGTGATTGCACATCAAATGATGAATTAAACAAGGAATCAAATAACGATAATGAAACAAAAGCAATAGAAGAATGGGCAGCCTCAAAAGGATGAACAAACACAAATTCTATGATATGTAATTTAACATAATAGTAATCATAATAAGTTACATTCAATAAAATAATATTGAATGTAACATTGGTTTGTTTATTCTCAAGTTAATCATATTCATCGTTCATCAGGTGTCTGGAAAGGACCAAATAACTGGTCTTTTGCAACCATAATACGTGCCTTCGAATACTTCTTCGCTGCCAAATGAAAAGCTCTATGCTCACAATCCATTAATCTACCCTGTATATTTACTGGTCTGCCGTCTGGTTGCAATGGTGGAAATCTACGCAGATTTTGAACTAGTTTGTTCTCATCAAATAATGAAGGGTCAAGATAGCCTAAATACTCGTGATTAATAAATACCTTGGTTTTATAAATAGCAAAACCACAGAAAGCTGAATCAACAGCAACTAATTCATCTCCATTCTCTTTATTAAAAATAGTATTATCAATATGTTGATTCATTACGGCTTGATACATATATGCCGTAATCCCAGAACGAACATACCGCGATACCCTAGTTGGATATGTCCAACAACCCAATTGTATTACATTATCTGAGTAAGCCCATAAGTCATAATATGGAATTCTTGCAAAACTCAAAGAATCCCAATCCTTCGTATATTTGTCTGTAAGATACTTTCCAAGGATTTCTGGTTTGATATCGCCTTGGCAACTATAACTATTGGAGTCCATCATAATGAAATAGTCTACGTCTGGCTTATTTGCGCGTATCCATCCTAATATTCCATTACGGGCTCTTGCGATGTTCATTGTTCTTGAACCCGTCGGAGTATCCCCATCGTCAATAATAACAACATTCAAACGAGTCTCGCTCTTTAACAAACTCAAGCTATTATCATTACTTCTGTTATAAAATGCTATTACTGTAAATTCATCAAATAGTGAACGAATCGCTAGCAAATTGTCAAACGTTTTTGGTAGTCCAATTTCATTATTTCTAACACATAATCCAACAACACAGTTGGGTTTAGGGTTTTCTTCTAACGTTGTATTATTATCAGCGCTCATAGAAACAGTGTTATAAATAGAAATATACAATACTTAACCATATTCACTCTAATACTTTTTAACTATTAGTTCTTCATTATCCATTACGACGCAATTAACGGAATCCGAACAGGAATCTTACGGCGCAAAAGGCGAACATTCATTATAGACTCAGTTGCGATTACTGATGTGTCGTGTTCTGATTGTGATGGCGACCATTCAGCACTTATAGCATAAATCTCAACACCAGTTTCGTGAGCTTCTTTCACTGATTGGAAATATATTGCATCCCACTGGTTTGGCTGAAACTGGACAATATCTGTTCTTTGGATTACAAACATCACAATACATCTCATTTCTGGATGGTCTCGTTTTATTCTACAAAGTGTTCTTAGCTGCTTTACAGAACGTTCAGATACAGTCTGATTAGCCCCTTTCACATTACTAGGGTAATAAGCGATTTTGTGATTCCATATGCGATCAGTAAAATCCTTGCTCTGTAATACGCGTTGTGGCCAAACTTCATGGTCCGCAATAGATACATTTTTAACTTCTATCACGAAAGCTTGACCTTGTTTGGATGTTCCGACATAGTCAAACCTACAATCGTGTAATGTAATTTGCCCTTTTATTTCTTTAACATCCAAACGCTCAATCAGTCCATTATTCAAAGCATCTAATGCAAATGTCTCAGCCTTCCTTGGATCAAGACCAATGATATGTTCAACTACTTCATCGTGTTCGGTATTTCCATTTGATAGTTCGCTCATTTTCACAGCAACAACTGTGAAATCACATTTCCCACTTTCCGCTCTTGTAAGCAATACTTTTTTGTTTTTTTCAACCATTCCATTACATCCTAACGATGGAGTATGTGCTAGATAAGACTTTCCATCAATAAGTACATCTGCTACAAATGGTGATTTAATAACTTTTGAAGGTCGTGATAAAACTATACCTTCTACTGTTTGAAAGGATGCAATAACATCAGTTTTACCTACTGTAGATGTCATAGTATCAATCTTCAATGTGACTATAAAAATGCTTTCCATACCAAATGTCAAACAGATTCAATTTTATTGTAAACTCTCGAGACGGTCATAGAAGTCTTTTACTCGTTGGTCTATCTTTATCTTAGAGGGGTCAAATGACGTTAATGATAAACCTTCTAGCGAACGAACCCTAGAAAGCGCGACATACGTTTGCCCACAAGCAAATATTCCACTTCCGGCATCTATCTCAGCATAGTCCAATGTAGCACCTTGCGCTTTGTGAATTGTCATTGCCCATGCTAAAATCAGCGGATACTGTTTTATAGATACTGTTTCAAAACGCTCACTCACCCAAGAATGTTTATCCATAGTCATAACTCTACCATTTGTGAACTTAACAATAGGTCTAGTTCCTTCAAACCCTATTACCATACCTTGACTTCCGTTACAAATTGGCGTCGGTGACTCAAGATCTAAGTTCACCACACACATCACTTGTGCACCAACCTTCAGAACTAGCTTCTTCTCACAAGGCGTATTCTTTAATAAATAGTCCTGTTCCATTACCATCTGCGAGTGATTCTTTGAGTCCTTCATCAAGGACAACTCTGGGACAGTTTCTACATCTGACGTAACTTCGTCACTTTCCAATTGATTCATATGACTAGAATTTATATTATCAACCATTCGGCGTAGTGGAAGTAACTTTGTCGGCGTAAGACCAAATGGTATGTCTAATTCTACACCAACTCTATTCGATAACAGAGTATAACTCGTTTTTGTAAGTTTTCCTTTGCGAATATTGTTTAGCATCTTGACGTGTTTTTCATCATTTTGTCTAAACACTGCATCCAAACACACATAGTGTGGAAATAACTGGTCCCATAGTTCATATTCAAATGCGAACTGTGACGACTCTGGTTCATCCGGAGAACCAACTGGAGACAATTGGTAAAAGTCACCAAAGAATAGAACTTGTATTCCACCAAACGGATTACTATTATTACGAATTTTGCGAGCGGCTAAGTCAAGTATCTGTAGCAGTTTCGCAGACATCATGCTTATTTCATCAACTATAAGAAGATGTACTTTTTTCCAGTTATAGTGTCTGCGTTTATCGGCATAAATTCGAGACACTACATTTGTAGCTGGTCCATTTGCTAATCCAAATCCACCCCAAGCGTGTAATGTTTTTGCATTACAATTTAATAAAACAGCTGCTGTGCCGGTTAGAGCACATACCTGAACATTTCTACGATTACTTTTAGCGTCTGCAACGATATGCTTAATCAGAGTCGTTTTTCCTGTTCCACCTGGTCCAGTAACAAATACATTTTGACTACTTTTATACAAATCAAATGCTTCTTGTTGCTTGTCCGACAATTGAATTTCCATATTATAGTATTGTTAACTGTGATACACTATTACTAGTTAGTATTGGTATATCTATTTCTCTTATCAGTCTCGGTTTCAATTTTTTACACGAATTTCAAAGGTCCAGGGAAAACGAAGTTAGGAAGATCTAATGTTTGACGGTTCTGTTTGGCATATTGTGAAACAATCGTGGAACCGTCTGATAATACAATGTTACTACATATATCGACAGAACCAATGGTTGGGTTCGTGAAATCACCGATTGTTTGGCAAATACCACCAAACAATTGACCACACGGGTCAGTAACAATTCCCGGCCAATCATTATTGTAGAAACCACTAGCATCACGAATTGATGGAATTGGATAAAGTGCCTCATTGAAGTTTCCAGCGTTATAAGAAGTATCTGTAACGTTTACACCGGACATATCAAAGACCATAGTAGTTCCCTGATAAATATCATAATCAATGAACTCTGTATTTGATAAATCAGGTGTGCAGTAGTATTTTCCTTTTGTTGCCGAAAGAAAGTTGGCATAGGAATCTACATATGCCAAACACTTGGAGCTATTGACATATACTGGACCATTATAAACACTACCATTTGATTTTACTATAGGACCACCACCAGTAGCTGCATTAACCTTTGCATTTGAATAAATCACTTTTGACTTCAAGCGTTCTGTTCTATATGATGAAGTGCGGTTTTGAGGATTCACATAGTTATCAAAACATCGTTTACCACCAGTCATTCTTTATAGAGTATACACATAAAAATGAATCTGTATTAATCGTGTTTAATGGTTGTACCTTAGAAGCATCAAACCAGTTCTTGCAAAACAGAAACTATGTTCGATTCTATTATTGGTTGGGTAAAAGCACCTAGCAAATTAGCTGCTAGTAATGCCAAGCCATTTATTCCGAAGTTCAGATACGCACGTGTAGTATCAGTATATGATGGTGACACAATCACTATTGCTGCCAAACGACACTTCTTAGAAAAAGCACATACATTTAAGGTAAGAATTGCTGGTATTGATTGTCCCGAGTTAAGAACGAAAGATGAAGAAGAGAAGAAATTTGCACTCATTGCCAAACAGTGTGTTGAAGAAATGATATTAAACAAGATTATTGGTCTGGATATCAAAGGTTATGATAAATATGGACGGTTATTAGCCGATGTAGTATGCGATAAAGTGAATATAGCGCATATGCTGTTAGACACAGGTTTGGCTATCACATATAATGGGAAAACCAAACCTCAAGTAAATTGGTATGAATTTGTAAAACTGAAAAACCCGAACTTACTTATTATAAACACAGGTGAATGCCAAAGTGATTGACCAATCCATATTGTTTAAGTCTACTACTCGTCCATATTCATCATACAAAGTAAGTTTTAATTTTTCTATCGTAACTGGACCGAAGTAAGTTCTCGCAGTATTGACTTGTGTTGTAAAAGTCTCTGCATCACCCATCTGGAAGAAACCATAACTATCTCGCAAAGTACCAATATCAATTCTAGAAATAACATTATTCACATTTAATGAAGATTGAAAGGCTGAAATGAAATAGTCATTCACGGCATTTGATGCGAATTCATCAATTGCTAACAACATGTATCTTGGTCCAGTTGTCATACACACACCTTCAGAAACGACAGCTGCATTACCCGTTCCAGATGTAGGTGGTCCACCAATGTATGTACCCACACGGAATCCTAATGGCCATCCAAACCGCAACTGTATATTTTCATCTTGTAGCAAATTTCCATCGGCATCACAAGCGAACTGGATGCGAAAATTTGTCAATGAACCTCCTTCAGGAACCGCAAACACGCTTCGTCCAGTTCTTTTATCAACCCGATACACGAGTTCACTTCCAGTATTAATACCAGCTGCTTCTAAGGCTTCATTAACTGCTTCTTCAATATTCACTGCTCCAATGTTTAGTCTAAACGGGGAACTATAGTTACCATCAGGTAACGTGACAACATACTCTTTTTGAGTTCCAGTTCCGTAGTTTGTTATAACAATAAACGAAACATTGTTGAGCTTTCTACTAAAAGTGTAAAAAGATAATGGCATTGCCAAATTACCGATTTGCATTTTCACTACGTCGGTAATTCTCATTGGCAATGTGACAATAAAATTCGCGCTGTTTGTATGATAATAATTGTCACGGAAACGCGAATCAATATTGATTGCACGACGGATAGTATGAACATCAACAGGATTGAGAATACCAGGAGGATGGACATTCTCATCATCATCTCTTGCCTCATGCTTACCGTGTAATCCTTCTACGACTCTTGGGTGTGTGATCAGGAAGTGACTGTCATATTGTTCTATATTTTGCTGCTTTCCAAAAACGTGTTGTCTTGCCTCCGTATAAGTGTGATTCTGGATGTTTGGTTCTGTCGTTGCTTCAATTAATGACGAACTTTGCATTGTGCCGTCTTTTACAGATGACTGTGATGGGTTGTTTGAGCTTCCGAGTCCAAACATTTTAATTAAATCAGTAATGGAATAGTCATCATCTGGATGGTTTCTTTGATTCATCATCTTTTGCTATTATAACATTATTAGATACTTTTAAATTAGTCGTTCTATGAAAGCATTTCATTAATGAATTATGAACATCAATTCGTCGACTAAGGTAATATGACATAACTTTTAGTAGCACACTTTATAATATAGCACAACAAGGCGTGGGTTTGTTTGACAATAACATAACATTTGTGTTGTTATCCTCATCAACAGAAATAGTTTTTCGTTCTTTATACTCGATACCTGGTAAATTGGTTCGTCGTATGAGCAAAAGGTTATAAATGCTTTGCATTAATGTGTTCCATACAAGTTGGACATTACCATACTCGCGCATGTCCAATTCTACGTAGACCAAACCATATCTATTTGCAAATCCCTTCGCCAAGGTTGTATAGTCTACAATCTTTTGTGATGGAGCTACAAGCATCTTCTTAGAATCTCTTATGTATTTATGAAATGCGCTTTTATTAGTTTGTTTCTTT